GATATCGACAATCACATCAAGTCGATCCTCGACTCGCTCAACGGATGGGCGTGGGAGGATGACGTTCAGATCATGCGGATCGAAGCCACGAAGCAGTATGGCCGAGAGCCGCGCATCGAAATCGAATGGGAAGAACACCGTGAACAACCACAAAGAGTCGGAGTTCGTTCAGCATGAACCGTGTCCCGCTTGCGGGAGCAAGGACAACCTCGCCCGGTACACGGATGGCCATGCATACTGCTTCGGGTGCAAGTACTACGAGACTGGTGACGGGGAGCCTTTGCCATCTGTCCTTCTGAAGCGGACAGATCTGATCGGGGTCGAGTACAGCCCGCTGAAGAAGCGCAACATCTCGGAGGACACTTGCCGTTTCTGGGGCTACGGCCTCGGGCAGTTCAACGGCCAGACCGTCCACGTTGCCCAGTACGTCCGTGACCAAGAGGTCGTGGCGCAGAAGATCCGGTTCCCCTCCAAGGACTTCGTCACCCTCGGGGAATCCAAGTCGCTTCCGCTGTACGGGATGCACCTCTGGCGTGACGGCGGTCGCATGGTCACCGTGACCGAGGGCGAGATCGACGCGCTGACCGTCAGCCAGTTGTTCGGGAACAAGTGGCCCGTCGTGTCGGTTCCCTCGGGTGCCGCTGGTGCCCTCAAGGCTTTCCAGAACAACCTCGAATGGCTGGAGAAGTTCGAGACGGTCGTGATCATGTTCGATGACGATGAGCCGGGCAGGGCTGCCGCGAAGGAATGCGCCATGCTCCTGACCCCGGGCAAGGCGAAGATCGGGACCATCCCCGGCTTCAAGGACGCAAACGAAGCCCATGTCGCGGGCGAAGGAAAGAAGGTGATCGATGCGGTCTATGGTGCGAAGGCTTACCGACCGGATGGCGTGGTTCTGGGCGGCGATCTTTGGGACACGGTCAACGAAGACGATCCCAACGATTCAACTCCCTATCCTTGGACAGGAGTCAACGACAAGTTGCTCGGAATCCGAAGAGGCGAACTCGTCGTTCTCACATCGGGTACGGGTATTGGCAAGTCTTCTGTGTGTCGAGAACTTGTGTGTCACCTCATCCGATCCGGCAAGAAGGTCGGACTGCTCATGCTCGAAGAGTCCGTCAAGCGCACCGGACGCAACCTCATGGGCATCCACCTCAACACCCCACCTTACTTTTGGGCAGATCGCGGAATCTCTGGCGAACAGAAGCGTGAGGCGTTTGAGGCGACGGTAGCCAAGGTGGTCCTGTTCGATCACTTCGGATCGGTTGACCCGGAGAACCTGTTGGCCCGCACCCGGTACATGATCAAGTCGTGCGGATGCGAGTACATCTTCCTCGACCACCTCAGCATCGTGGTGTCGGGGCTGGGCGACGGGGACGAGAGGCGACTGATCGACAACGCCATGACCTCGCTGCGCTCCCTCGTTGAGGAGACGCAGGCGGCCATGTTCGTGGTGTCGCACCTCAGACGGCCAGATGGCGACCGTGGGCACGAAGAGGGCGCGACCACCTCGCTCTCCCAGTTGCGTGGGTCCCACTCGATTGCCCAGTTGGCGGATGCGGTGATCGGCCTTGAGCGTAACCAACAGGGAGAGAACCCCAACGAACTGGATCTCCGTGTCCTGAAGAATAGGTTCACCGGAGACACGGGCATGGCCGGGACGCTGAGGTACTGCAAGGAAACCGGACGTCTTCACGAAGTGCAGATGGAGATCAACGATGAAATCTGATGCGTTTGACCGATCCCCCGCATTCCATGAGTTTCAGATCAAGTTGGCTCAGGAGTTTGCACGGTTTTATGCAGAGATCGACAGAAAGAACCTGACCATCAAGGCGCTTACCGAAGAGCGCGATGAAGTTGTAAGGATGGCTAACAAGTTGACCCGCGAGCGTGACGAGGCGCGGCGGGAGGTATGTGGGTTTCACCACCTTACTGGATTCCTTGCTGGTGACTATGCCAACTCCCGTGGTTGGAACTATCTCAATGACGATAGACACTGGCCAGAGTTTCCACAGTCGGTAACTAACTTCAAGTTGTTCCTTGAAGGTCAAGATAAGATTTTTCTTGAAATTAATGAGCGTCTGCGGAAGGAACTGGAAGAGAGCGAAAGACTGCTTGATGAATATCAGAGAGCAGAGGCAGATAGAACTAGATGGGAGAACCTCAATGACTGACCCCATGGACAAACTTTCACAACTGGACGAAGAGTTGGGATTGCACAACCAGCCGAAGAGCGTCTATCTCATCAGCCACATGGGCGACGATGATGCAGTCGTAGACGCGGCCCGTGTCTCGTTCGACAAGAAGGCCTCGGAGTACACCTTCGAGCAGAACGAGAAGTTGATCAACTACTTGGCGAAGCACGGCCATTGGTCCCCGTTCGCCCATGTCACCCTGAAGTTCCAGATCCGCGCCCCGATCTTCGTGGCACGGCAACTGGCCAAGCATCAGGTGGGACTGGCGTGGAACGAGATCAGCCGACGCTACGTCGATGACAAGGTCACTGCATGGACACCGAAATACCTTCGGCAACGTGCCGAGTCGGTGAAGCAAGGAAGCAGCGAGGAGCCAGTCAAGAATGAGCGTTCAATCATCGATTTCCGCCATGCTGTCGGGGTTTGTCTCAGGACTTACGAGAGCCTGTTGGAAGACGGCGTCTGTCCTGAGCAGGCCCGTGCGGTTCTTCCGCAGGCCGCGTACACCGAATGGGTGTGGACTGGATCGCTCTATGCCTTCTGGCGCGTTGTCTCTCAACGAACTACGAGCCATGCACAACGAGAGACTAAGGCTATCGCTCAGGAAATCGCGAACCATGCCCATTCATGCTTTCCAATTTCATGGCGAGCCCTCGAAAGGAACGGAACATGATCACAAGGTCGATGAAGCGAGTGGTGCTGACCATCATTGAATCCTCGAAAGAGGCTGCCGATGCGTGGAGAAAGACCGCACGGATGAAGACGGCCCAGAGCCGCATCGAGATGACCCACGCCATGGAGAAACTCCAACGAGCCGTCGAACGGCTGGACAGGATGCGAAATGCGGATTAGGAAACTCACGGACGCACAGGTGAGCGAGATACAGGAACTCGCCAAGACCAGCATCAAGAAGACGGAGATCGCCCGTAGGTACGGCATCAGCCCCCAACTGGTGTCCACCGTGATTCGGTATGGGTACACCTCACGGCCCAACTACCTGAGAAAGGTGCCCGCAGGGCAGGAGTTCGGGAGTTGGGAGGCCCTTGCGCGGGAGTACAACGCCAAGTATCCTGAAGACCAACTGACTGCCGCCCGTTTCAAGGAAGTCCACGACATCGCCATCAAGAAGTTGCGCCGAGTGATCGAGGCGAGAGGTTGGACGCTACAGGATCTTGTCTAGGAACTAGACCGAGGAGAACACCATGATTGCTTACTTCGACATCGAAACCAACGACATCCACGACTGGCTGCACCTCACCGACATGAAGAAGGTGCTGTGCATGGCCGTCAGCGTCGATGGGGACCACCCCCAGATCGTCTCCGTCGAGAACGGCCTGACGATCCTCCAGAACGCCGACATGGTCGTTGGTCACAACATCCAGTCGTTTGACATCCCGGCTCTTCAGCGGCTCTATCCGAAGTTCTTTCCCAAGAAGATCTTCGACACGCTGGTGGTCGCCCGGCTGCTGTATGCCGACCAGCGTGAGCGGGACTTCCAGACCAAGGACTTCCCCAAGGAACTGATCGGCAGCCAGTCGCTCAAGGCTTGGGGCTACCGCATCGGGATGGCCAAGGCGGATGCTCCGGCCTTCACCGAGGACTCCGAGGAACTGCGGAAGTACTGCATTCAGGATGTCCGGGTCACCATGGCCCTGTACGACCACCTGACCAAGCACCCCGCCTACAAGGGTGCCTCGATGGCCGTGTTGATCGAGCATGAGTTCGGCGGGCACATCCGGCTTCAGGAGCGCAACGGCTTCCCCTTCGATGTTCAGGCGGCCCAGCGACTCCATGCCGACCTCCTCAAGGAAAGCCTTGAGATCGAGCAGCGGCTGCAACAGGAGTTCCCGCCCATCGTCACGCCCCGGGTATCGGAGAAGACGGGCAAGAAGTTGAAGCCCAAGACCGAGGTGTTCAACCCGGGCAGCCGTCTACAGATCTCGCAGCGGCTCATGGAGCGGCATGGATGGAAGCCCGTTGAACTCACGCCTGACGGCAAGCCGCGTGTCGATGAGTCGGTCCTGTCCACTCTGCCGTACCCCGAGGCCAAGACCCTAAGTCGCTACCTCACGATCCAGAAGCGTCTGGGTCAGTTGGCGGATGGCGACGAGGC